CCATTGTCAGTATAGTGGCAGGGCTGGGGGTCTAGCTATCTGGTGAAAGCGGTCGACTCATAATCGATTTCAGGCGAGTTCGATCCTCGCGACCCCCATAAAAAAATTTTCGGCGCCACGTGGCTGCTGTAAAATGTTTTAAGCGTATTAGCGTTGCCTAAAGTGGTTGAAGAATACGATTTTGATACCAGGGGGCAGTTTGCTGGCTTAATTCGTGACTGGAGAGAGAGATTAGAGGCGATTGACCCTTACGTACCTGTTGTTTCACAAGAAGGTATACCTTCTCGGGAACGGGAACGAGTTGCTGAGTTATATCAAGCGATATATGCTGATCCTGAGAAGCGAGCAGACGTTTATTACAATCCAACTGGGGTTCCTGAAGCTCGTGAGTTTTACGACGCGTACTCCAAATATCAAGATTTAGTTAAAAATGAGCTCAAAAATAGAGGAGCCGTACCTATTCGAGAGCGTTTTCGTGCGTTTGAGGAAGGTACTGGACTTGATGACTACAGTCCAGTATCTACCTACAACAATTCTGGAGCATTTCAAGCTGCAGAACACGAGTCTTACTCTCATCAAATTCCGTATGAGGAAGGGTTTGCTCTTGACTACCGACCGTTTAATGCCGGCCGTGACGTTGAAGGTAATCGAATTATTGTTCCTGCTAACACAGTTACACCTTTAAACGAGAACCTAGCGGGTGTTGTGGATACGCTTTGGGATAGGTTACGTAGAACTAAAAGTGAATTGCCTCCTTCTTCTATTTTTCGGCAAGCTATTGAGCGTAATAACGTTGCGTTACTTGAAGGTGATCTTCGAAAAAATCAGAGTGGACGTGGGGCGCTAGACCCTGCTTCTCAAGAGTTATTAGAAACAAGACTGGGTTTAGCTTACCCTGAAAACTTAGGGACAAGAGAAGCTCAGGTTCGTAACCCTGCACTAGAGGCTGATGTAGCTAGAGCAGGTGAGTTGTTTACAGAAAAGTATGTACGTCCTGCGTTTAGCCAAATGCAGGGTTTAATTAGAACACAATTTCCCGGTATTCCAAAAGATGCTGGTGAGTTTTTGTACGCCTACCTTTACAAGCCCACGCTTGAGCGAATGGATAAAGCGTTTGGTGGGAACGTATCAGACCTAGGTAACTATTACTTTTCCAGTGACCCAGTTTCTGCTGCTGCGTCTGCTGTTCCGGGTGTTCTGCAGAACATCAAAAAAGTACCATCTTCTCTCCTTCCCGGCGCAGCTGATTTAATCCCAAGTCCCGAAGCGATCCGCACTGGATATGCTCAAGGCCCCGTGGCAATGGGCAAACAGATGGCGCAGGAGTTTGCACAAAGTTTACCTACTGCTGCTGGTGCTGCAATGCTGCTGTCCACGCCGGTTGCAGCACCTTTTGCACCTGGAATTGGTGCCGGTTTAGTCGGGACTGCAGGTGCTCGGGCGCTAAACGAGGTTGTTCGACAGGAAACTGGCGAAGGAATTGTGCCTAAATTACGCCAAGTCCTTGGAACCGCACCTCGAACTGGTATTGCATCACCTGCGAGACAAGGCGAGAAGCCCCTTGTAGCTCAAATTAAGCCTTTAACAGCTGCTCAGAAGGATCAAATGTATAAAAATCAAACTCGTAACGAGATGCAACGTCGTTTAGATCGTGCAAAAGAGGTCTTTAACCCTAGTAAAGGTGAATTTGGACTTAGTGAGTTGTTTTTTGGGCGGTAATTCTGTTCTAGACTGATCTACAGCACGGTTTTTATTCATTAAAGTGTCTTACTACGCTCCTGATGTCTTTGGGCATACCGATGCACCGCGTGGGTATGGCGTCGCTCCTGATTATTCAGGGCAAGTGGACCGGTACTCCTTCCTGGAGCAGTATTTGAACAAAGGGTTAAACACCCCCAGTCAGTTAGGCGATCCTCGTGAGCAAGAATTTTTTGAATATATGATTAATCAGCAAAACCCTACGCCTAGTTTTCGCGTCGATCCCAACAAACTTAACTTAGACGAGTTCCGTAATCCCGGTCCTGCGTACCCTGGCGAGTTCCTAGACCGAGATCGTTTCCTGCTTACCAACCCACGAAGCCCTTTAAGTTAAGTTTTAGCTTCTAATTCTAGGATCATATCTTTTACATAAGTTACATATTGTCTTAGATAATGCGCTGCTACAAGGTGCTTATAGTTGTTTGTCTTTAAATAGTGGTCGTTATGTCGGTCTATAGCATCCAGTGATGCTTTAATCATACCGTTCCAAGGCTCACGAACAGGCGTGTTCCACTCCCTTGCCACGGGAGGAGTGCAGAGTACAAATAAATTCTACGACTGAAGTTTGGGTTTAACAGTTTAATATGTGTTTTGTATAGCAGTAATACAGTATCAATCGCTACCAATTCTTACAATATTGGAAGTTACAGGATACCCATGGCTGTTTTAACGTATCGCGGCAAACAGTATGACACTGTTAAGCACCAGGAGGAGGTGCTTGAGTGGCAAAAAACGACCCGTGAAGCAAGCCCCCGGTGTGTCTATCGCGGCGTGGAAATTGATCCCCGTTATTCGCACGAGAACACCACGCTAAAGTGATGAGCGTTCCCGCTCTGCTTCGGCATCGGGCTGCGGGGGACAAACCCTGGACTGAGGTTGTCTTAAACGAAGTTCACCCATAAAAGTGTGCTCGCCCCAAAACGTGCCTTCTGTTGTACGGAGGGGTTGCGTGAGTAGTTCAAGGGGAAGAACGCTGAGCAGACAGCTCAGAGACGGGCGGTTCGATTCCGCCCCTTGCGACTATACTGAGTGTGTTCCTGCCTAGGGACGTTGGACAAGGGGACTACTGGGGCCTAACGGCCCCTATTTATTTGGTTTTATAGCTGGCTTATAATTAGTTTTCAGGGGTAATCAGATTAAATGGGCTGGTTCGAAGATCTCAGAAACACAGTTACGCGAACGACCGCCCAGGGAACTTCTGGTCTTAAGCGTTTAGCTGGACAAGCTTTGAAAACTATGGATGCACCTTTTGTGCGTCCGATGATTGGTTTTAAGCCTGAGATCGGTGGAGCTATTGTCAGCGCTGTGCTGCCTGAGGAAAACCCTGTTAAAAAACTTGTGGATGCTGGTTTATATCTAGCGTCAGGTCCTTTAATGATGACGGCTGGTTTGGCCGGTAGCGCACCCCAAACCGATGATCAATACGGAAACTGGAGAAATTTAGGATACAAGTCTCGAGAGGATATGATCTCTCGCATCGAGAAGCAGAAAGCTTTTGAAACGGCTTTGGCTAGTCGCCCTCCTAATACTTACATTGCTGATGATTACGGCCCCCCGCGTCCTGTGAGGTACAACGATGGGTCTGTACTAATTGGTGATTACCGTGTTGATCGGTTTAATCCAACCGTGGCTCAGGCCGAAACCACAGCTCCTCAACCTCAACGTAGTGCAGTAGCTCCTGCATCCCGCCGTCCCCTAGAAGAATCTCACGCTCCTGTGAGTCGGACTATTCCTGCGAGCCCAGCCCCTCAGTCTACCGAGCAAGTTAGAAAAGCTGTTGAAGAGGAAATGCTGGCAAAAGCGGCAAATCAGGAACGTACTGCCGAGTTGATGCGCAGCATGATTGAGCTTGGCGCTACTGGAGGGATGACTGCGGACAACATGCGTGAGTGGGTCTCCAAAAACCCAGTCTTAGCTCAGAACCTTATTAAAGATCGCCTAGGACGAAAGGAGAGATTGGCTGAGGAATTTGCTGGTTTCGCTGACTACGCCCAATGACTCACGTGGTCTGGCCTGTCATTGGGCTAATGGGTGTTTCTTTTGTGCTTATAGCGTTAATTGTTGCGGCTGTAATTCTTGATGCTAACGGACATTAAGAAGTTCCTAAAGCGAGCACATGCTTCGGATAGAAGCATGAAACAGCTTCCAATAGCCCATAACGCGAGGATGACAATAATTGATCGTTTAATCCCCTTAGGAGGTTCTAAAATAGACTGAGGTTTATTACCGAAGAGCAGCATGTTTCGGGATCTCGTATATCGTCCTGGTGAAGATTCTTACGGTACACGAGATCTTGTGTTCCGTCCTGGTATCGATAAAAGCTTTGCCGAGGTAGTTCCTTATATACCTCGCACGCACACACCATTAAACCCAAACAGTGGAGATCCTTACGACATCCGCCCTCGTGATAAATACACGATGGAAATAGATCTTGTTGAGAAAGCTCGTCGTCGTCCTTGGGAGAAACCGGGTCCCGGAAGCGGCGGTGGTATTGTCGCTGATACTCCTCGTGACTACGGGATCAGTGAAATCCCTACAACGGCGGATTCTGATCCACTAGGTTCAGACTTTTTACGCAAGATTGAACAAGCTGATCAAGCTGCAAAAACTTTTTTAGAGTTGTTTATGCTTGATCGCGGTTTGATGGCTGGGTATGTTCCTTTTAAAGGAGTAGCCCCTGCAGATGTTGATCCCGGCGGTCCTGAGTCACCCGAAGCTTATGCCCGTCTGGCTGATTGGCTAAGGACTCGCCGTGAAAGCGGTCACATTGACCGTGCTCGGGGGAACCTCAGGAAAATGGGATACCCCTTAGGTGGGGTTTGAATTAAAGTTATTTAAAGGGTACGTCTGAGATGACTAGTCGCCGAGCTCCTTCACGTGAGTTTGCCATTGGCTTTGGGGACTACATGTTCCCTATTTCTGGCAAACAGGGCTCTGGTCGCTCAAAGCTTGGCGTACCTTCTAGAGATTTCTTAGAAAACTTCTTGCAGGGTCTAGCTGCAGCAAAGACTCCTGCTCCTTCTGTGCCAGCACCTGCTTCTGGTGCTACTGCAGCCCCTACTGACACAGTAACTACTCCAGCAGCTACCTCAACCCCTGCCTTCGTGGGCGCTGAAAAACTTGCATCGTTGTTCTCTTCGAAGAAACCTCGACGCGGCGGTTTTAGTTATCAAGGTAGTCCCGTCTTTACTGGTGCTCAACCAGCCCCTACTGGACAACCTGCATCTCCTGTTTCAAATACCACGACCCCTGGTTCTGAGTTTTCTGAGGTTTTAGGTGGCGGTGCTGAAAGCCTTAAGCTTTTCGCGAGGGGTGCTGCTGCGCCTAAGGGTACTAAATCGAGATCTGCTACACAAGCTGCTGTTAAAAAAGCTCGCAAGCGCTTAGACCAGGCAGCTTGAGTACGTCGTTTTGCAACGACAGTAAGCACAGTTTGCTTAATTTACGTAAAGTTAAGGACACGCAAATCCTGTCGTGGGCGACCCCTGCAAAGCATTCGATCGGATTACAAGTCAACTAGCAAAACTGTTGGCTTTGTCCGCCGAGCAGAAGCCTGGCCACGCATCAGTTTCGGTTACAACTCGAAAAGCTGAAGGCCCTCAATACCATTTAATGCACAGCATGACTTGGGATGAGGACGGCGAGTTAGACATACGTTGATTTTTAAGCTTGTAAATCTGTAGTCTGGGTCCATATTTGCAAGGTCAACGTGCAGGACGATCTAGTTTTTGAGCGTCAGTTTTGGGGTGATTGCTGTAATACGTTCAGCGAGGATCAAAAACACTACGTCTACGCGCGTTTCCTCGAGTTAATCCCGCGTGGGTATCATTTTGAAACAGCAGGTAAGCGGATTTTAGATATCGGAGGTGGTCCCACTTCGATGCTTTTGAAGTGCGTCAGCCTGCTAGAAGGTCTTGTTGTTGACCCAATCAGTTATCCGCAATGGACTGTTGCTCGGTACGCCACAAAAAATATACGTGTCAAAGTTGGGCGCGGAGAGGATGTTGATGAGAGTGGTTGGGATGAGGTCTGGATTTATAACTGTTTGCAGCACACGGAAGACCCTGAGCGAATAATCAAGAATGCGTTGGCTGCAGCTCCTGTTCTTCGGTTGTTTGAGTGGATTGATATCCCGCCCCACGAAGGGCATCCGGTTGCTTTGACAAAGGATCTATTAGATGGGTGGATTGGTAATGAAGGGATTGTTGCTGATCTGAACGAGGCGGGTTGTGTTGGCCGTGGCTACGGCAATGTGTATAAACGCAGGAACCTTAGTGATTTCCAGTAAAGACTGTATTAGATGAATCGACGTCGTCAAAAGATTTTTAAGATCTGGGCTAACGCCTTAGGTCCTAAAAGTGCTGAGAGTCAAAAGGTCGCAGACCATGTTGCTTGGGTTAGGACTTTCATATTCGTTACCTACTTCGTGACGAACTGCTTTATCGTTGCGGGTGTCATCCGCCATTGGAACGATGCCTTTTGAAGTGTGCACCTATGAAGAAGGTGTGTATAAGAGGCTAGAGGAAACTGTGTGTGAGTATATGGACGAGGAGATGACAAGCAAACTGATACCCCATCTAAAGAAAGCTTTATGTCAGGAGCTGGCGGATCGTCGTGCTCGAGTGAACCAGGTAGAGTCCGTCATGAATTCTCTTTTTCCTGGCGAGGGTTATGCCCCGACTCAGTTCAGCAACGAAGGAACTCCTACGTAAGCTTGAGGATGCCTATGTCGTCTGTTCTGATTGCGGCTGCAAATATGGCGTTTATTCAGTCGGGTGCAGCTCGATTTGGGAGGGCGACTGCGATGTTTGCGGGGAGTCGAAGCCTGTAACTGAGGCACGTGACTATGCGTACCTCATTACGGGTATTCGGAAACTCAGCCGTGGTGAATCCTTAGATTAAGGATTTTGGAGTTGCGAAGCCTTTTTGGGCTAAAGCGGCTGCAGCAGCGCCTCCCTGGTTTTGTACGTACTGAGGGGCTTGTTTTTCTTCAGGCTTTTGAGCAGCTTTTTCTAGCAGAAGCTGCATCATGGTTTGATCGATCTCTTCGCGTGCTTTGCGGAATGTTTCTGGGCTCGGGCCTGCGTAGCTGCTGCTGACTTCGATCTTGGGCTTCATGAGCTCATCGATCTTTTCGAGCAGGAGTTCTTCAGCTGATTTGGTTTCGGGTTTTGTTGTGCCTGGTTGCGGTGCTGCTTGTTGAGCGACAGCAATTTCAGTTTCTTGCTCAGGGCGGTTGATGTCACCGTGGCCAACACGGAATACCACGCGGCCACTAGGGTCCATGGCTTCGCTGAAGTAGCCGTAACCACCACCTGCACCACGGCGGATTTTGCCGCCAGGTACACCTGGGATGTAAATCGAGGCGCCTTCGACTGCACCTGTGTCGAAACGGGATTTGCCTTTGAATGGAACGTAAAAATCTAGAGGATCCCAGCCGGGCCGAGTTGCGTGGGCACTAGATGCCGTTTTGAATAAAGCCTTTTTTTCTTCGAAGCTAGCGTCTGGGTTCCATATGCGACCTGAAACGGCTTGATTTGAAAATTCAATTACACGACCATTCTTTGCGTATTCGCGAGCCAGTGAATCCACAGCTCGAATTTTTTCTTCGTCGGGGAGGTTACTGAGAACTCTAAAGTCGACGTGAAACGGTGATGAGCCGCCGATGTTTCTGCTTTCGCCGGTATAGCTGGAGCGAAATGTCGGTAAGTATTGAACGCCGTTAGTCACTGCTTTCCCTTGGTTTTAAGGGTGTAATATCACTCTAGCATTTATGTTTGTTTGGGGGCACTGTGAAGTACATGACTTATGTAGTAGTAGATGAAGATGATTTCGAAGTGATCGGGGTTGATGATTATGGGATCCTGGTTAAGGCAGCGTGGGGTGAGCAGAGTTTTGTTAGTAGCTGGCACCTAGTAGATGAGAGGAAAATCCAGTTGACGCGAAGGACAAAGCCAGCGGACTGGGACGCAAAAAAAGAGGCCCGTAAGCAGGCCGTAAAAGACGAAGGGTAGAGGGTATAAGAAAAAACTGCGTGAGTGCGCAGCTACTAGTGGGGAAAGGTGTGGGAGGCGCGTCGAAAACCCCTAAGCGCCAGTCTCATGTGTCTTATTTGAGATTTTATTTGATTGGTTTGAACTGCCCGCACCAGTCTTTATCGGCGTTGACCTGAGGCCACTGCGCCCGTGGTAGTAGTGCAGATTGAATATAGACGGGAATCGGAGAGAACCGACGACATTGTCCTGTCGCGTTAACTTCAACATCGTGTGTTAGTTGAAAGAAGCGACAGGTTCTGCAGCGATCTTCTGTATTCATGCGACTTTGGTTACGAGTTGCCAGCCAGTGAAGATTGCAAGTTTCATCGAAGCGAAGGCAGTGAGGGCGCCATCAACACCGCGTTGAACGTCAGGGTGGCCGTAATCGTCAAAAATAACGATTCCACCAGACTTAACCATTGGGACAAACAGCGTGGTATCCCGTGCGACAGAAGCAGGATCGTGTGCACCATCAATATACAGGACATCGATCCAGGGTTCGCCGCCGCTACGACGGTTGAGTTCAGGGAAAACGTCCCAGCTACAACCTTTAATTACTTCAATCTTGGCAGCGTTATCGGATTTAGCAATATTTCCGCGAGCTGTGAGCTCGATTTTCGCTAATTCGGGGTAGTTTTCGGGCTTTTCGTGATGCTCAGAGCTTCCGGTGAACGGATCGATTGAAATTAGACGGGATTCGGGATGCGAAAGATAAAAATCAGACCAGAAACAGCTAGAAGCGCCTTCGTAAACACCGATTTCGACGATTTGACGCTTTGCAGAAGGGTCTAAACGCAGTTCAGCCGCTTCGTCGCGAGTGCAGAGCACCATATCGGTGTTCAGCAGAGCGTCATACCAAGTTTGATTGAGGCTATACCGCTCGTTCAGCTGCTTCTTGCCTTGGATCTGGACAGTCGGCACAACTTCTTCGGCTTCATTGCCGAGCTGAGCCATGAGATCTTTAAAGCTCTGCTTGCTGGCCGTGGTCATCTGCCCGATTCTAAATGTCGTTATGGTAGCAGCATTTTGTTGACACGCTGCCCTTTGGGCTGTATGCTTGCAGTGTCACTAGGTGACTCACATGACAAACGACATCCAAATCAGAGCCAACTCCAGCGACGCCGTTGCGTACGCGATCTTCTCTCATGCTTTTGGTCTGACTGTTTCGGTCTGCACATTGATCGCTTTCGCCACGCTGTTTCCAAAATTCGTAACCAATCAGAGCTCGTACGCAACCCGCATGAAGCAGTTCAACCAAGCTGTTGGGGAGTGTCTTGTCCGTCAGGTCGAGGTCTACGGACGGCGTGACGTTCGGACTTGTAAAGCCGCCGTTAATGCTCGCCTGAATTTTTATGAGCACCGTTAGCCTGTGAGCAGTCGCCTGCGGTCTGTGTCAGATTCCCTTGAGCTCACGCCGGAAGAGCAAGAGCTTCTCGAAGGTGCGATTAAAAACTTGCAGTCTTTTATCGAGGAGGAGACCACGCACTACGTGTTTGTAGAAGATCCTCGTAATGATGAGGACTACGATACGTTTGAGTATGGTACAGAGCCGCTGCCTGGCGATCAAACCTGGAAAAACTCTAACGAGCCTCCCTCGGACAGTCAGTAAGTTGCTATAGTCCTCATGCCGCTGCAGTGGCGGAATGGTATACGCTGCGCACTTAAAATGCGCTGAGTTTCACTCATGTGGGTTCGAGTCCCACCTGCAGCATTAACAAACATCTAATGGCAGCTCAAAAGAAAAAGCATGACAACAATCAACTCCAGGGGCTCTACGAATTCCACAAGACAAAAGAGTGTCCTTTATGCGGCGAGCTTAAAGCCAAGGTAAAAGAAAGCAGAAAGATATTTGAAGGAACTAGGAGGCGTTACAGCTGTTTTGGGTGTGATCATAAATACACAACATATGAGATAACTTCTGAGGCTTATGAAGAGCTGCGCACTCTTCGCAACAAGCTTAATCAGCTGGAGCAGATCTTTAACAGTGTGCATCAACCTGTACAACAACCTGTACAGCTTGAGTCGGTTGCCGAAGTACCTGAGGGTATCCCTTGCTGTGATTGTGTGCACCTAACGCTTAACGGCTGCTCGTTTGATATACCAGAAGCTCACACTGAGGATGCTCGTGGGTGCAACCTGTTCCAATCGATATTTTCTGATAACATGCTGACATAGATCAGCTGTCTAATGAGTTCTTCTATTCCTGTGCTCGGCACAGCAATCGTTAATAACCCTTACTGGCTCCACCGGCTTTTTATGAGCATCGACTATCCGGTCGATAACTTTGTCGTATTTAACAACAACGGTCGGGGTCAGATTACGGACGCGGTAGAAAGTGTTCGTAAGTTGTCTAATCCGTTCGTAAAAAAAGTACACGTAACGCACATGCCCGCAAACGTGGGCTGCTCTGGTGCATGGAACTTAATTATTAAGTGCTTTATGCAAGCGCCATATTGGGTTATATCAAATCACGATGTGATGTTTGAGGCTGGTTTTCTTGAGGAAATGAACGAGGAGGCGCAGAAAAAAGACGTCGGTATTGTTCACGGCTGTGGCGGTGGATGGGATATCTTTCTTCTTAAAGACTGGATGGTGCAGCGGTACGGTTTGTTTGACGAGAACTTATATCCCGCTTATACAGAAGACATGGATTACGGTATGCGTTTTATACATGATGATATCAAGCGTGTACTGTCCCTGAAGCATGGTTATTTTCATGGGACTTGTAAAAATGATTACTCCGATGGTTCTCAGACCTGGCGCTCGGATCCATCTCTAGCTCAGCCGATCCACATTGCTCATGAACTCAATAAAAGGTATTTGCACATGAAGTGGGGTGAGGGCTGGCAAGCTCATATCGACGAGCCTACACATAAGCATCCGTTTAATAACCCAGAGTTCCCCAACAGCTTTACAACGTTCGATCTCGGGTTTTGCCGTCGTAAGCATCTGGGCTTTTAACTTTATTAAATCTCGAAGTATTATGTGCGAATCGGGTGTATGAGTCGTGCCTTTTTATTCCTCGCACACAGCTTCAGGTAAGCTAGTTAATACACTTAAAACGCTGCTCGACACCAAGAGGCTGTCTTCATTTGCGTTAAGTAAACAGGCGAACTTGTCGCCGACTACGACAAGGAAGATCTATACCGATCCAGACTACATACCATCTCCTGACGTACTTGAGAAGTTGTGTATGACTCTAGAGTGTTTACCTGGCGATATCTTAAATATTCGCGGTAATATAGAAGAATCAGCCGTGGTGGTGTCCGGTGTTTTCTAAAGCCGATTACGAATTAGCTGCTCGGATTCTTGGGCTTCCTGTGCCCCAGACTCCTGCAGAAATGGCTGCGGCTACTCCCGCCACGGCTCAGGTTATTCGTCGTTTTGGGCAAGGACTGCCCCCGATGCCTGGTCAAGAGAGTGACGGGTTTTATACCGGAGCTACTCGTTCGCTGAACGGGTATCCGGATAACACGATGCCTATGCAGAAGGCTCAGCTCGCTTCTCGGTTGCGGACTGAGCCTGAGCGTCCTCACGAGGATGCTTATCTGATGGAGCTGGTTAACATGCTGGACCCGGATGAGTTCAGTCTGATCATGGCTCTTCTGGAGCGTTTGGCTGATCAAGAGGATGAAGAGTCTGATCGACTGTCCTCTCAGCGGCCTTTGGAGTATGACACTCCGAACATGGGGTCTAACTATAGCGTTCTGAACGCACCGTCCTCTAACGGTATCGAGCCTTCTCGCGCCTATCAAGCTCTCGGCTAATGACACTTAACGCTCGCCAACAACAACTGCGAGAGCGCGATGTGCGTAAGCTCTCACCGGAGTTAAATCCGGATACGTTTATGCAGATGTATATGGAAAGTAATTTTCCTCAAACAGCTGCGTTTCCTTCTGCACAACAGATGCAGCGTGGTTTAGATAACCAACAGCTAGCAGATAGTTTAAAATTAAAGCAGACTAAGCCTAAGTCGGGCACTGGTTACGACAATCCTGGTCTTTCTTGATTATGACCATTCAAACGGTTGCTGGTAAGGGTGCTGAATTTATCGGCGGCGGCCAGTTGCTTAATTCGATCATTGCCGAATTAATCGGTCAGGGCGCTGCGGGGTTATTCGGTGCTACCCGTTCAGGGCTTGAGCCCATGACGGAGAGTGGCGGACAAGGCAGCAAGTACATGATTACGTTGCCTGAGGCTCAGCGTCTCGAGCTTGCTTTTGCGAGTGAGAATTTCCGCCGCAGTATGCTCGGACTCGAGCCTTTAGATGCTGGCCAGTTTCTCGCTGAACGTGAGGAAGCTCTCAGGGAATCTGCGGCTCAGGCCGGCCAACGTGATTTTGCTCGTAAACAGTTAGAAGTTCAACAAGCTGTTGTTCCTGCGATGGCACAATTAGCCGGAACTCAAGCACAAGCAACTAGCGGATTAGGTCAGCAAGGTGTCGCATCGTTCTTAAATCGTCCTAGTATTGACCCAGCGGTCGCAGCGATGGCAACGGGACGATGAGCTTAGGAACTCTTGCTGGTAGTGGCCTCCGTTTAGCCGGTAAATATATCGGTATTCCGATTGCTGGCGCTGTGGGACTTGGAGCACTGCCTCACTTAGCCAAGATTAGCCAATCTGTTGCTGGTTTCGGTCAGCCTGGAGCGGACCCCACGGCTACTCCTCCTGTCGGTACTGTAAATACTCCCGCACCTGGTACTCCTAGTACGCCAGCACAAGCAGCGACTGTTGATCAGAACGCTGCATTGATCGCTTTATTAGAGCGTTTATCTGCTCAAAGCACTGAGATGTCTCAGGCTGAGCAAGCAGATCGGGCCAAGCTTTACGATCGTCTGCTTGATCCTGAGCTGTATGCCGAGCGTGCTGCGATTGATCTTGCCAACTACGAGCGTCAGTCTGAGCTAGCTCGCCAAGCGGGGATGGAGCAAACCCGTGAGCTCTCTCGCCGCAAGATTGAGAGCGACACAATCGCTGCATGGCAAGGTATCACTCAAGCTCAGATTAACGCCAACGCTCAAATTGGGCTTGGCATGATGAACCTGGCTTACTCTGCCGGCGTTCCCAATCCTAATGTTCTGCAAGCCGGAGCATCTTTGGCTGGGCAAGGTCGTGCCGGTTTTGCTGCCCCTTCCTCCACTATTAGCTAGTCATGTCTTTTCTTGGTGGTGCTGCGCAAGGAGCTGCTGCGGGTTCGGCTTTTGGCCCTTGGGGGACTGGGATAGGAGCTGTTGTCGGTGGGATAGGTAGTTTGTTTGGCGGTGGTGGTAGTAGTAGCTCACAAACCAGCCCATATCAGCAGTTTGCTGCTCAGATTGCTGCACAGAACAACCCCTTAACAGCTGCTTATCAAGGAGTAAGTCTTCTTCAGGGTGCTTTAGCTGGTGCTATCGGTCAGGAGGCAACAACTAAAGCTTCGGCTCAACTCAGCATGTTGACTGAGGCGCTTCAGCGAGCTCAGAAAGACGCCACGCTTCAAGCTTCTGTGGCAGGCTACGCATCAGGCAAAGGTTTAGATACTTTATATAATTTAGGACAAGCCAAGCTTTCTACTGAGCTCGGCGCACCTCAACTTTTAGCTCAAGCCGGTTCGGCGGCGTTGGCCGGTGAAAACGCACTCGCTAACCAATTGGGTAATACCAATATTGGAGTACGGGCTTACCAAGAGCAACTCCGTGGAGATGTAGCCAAAGATCAGGCCACTACTCTGAACGATGTCTTTGAAACTCGAGCTTCGAACGAAGGTCGTCTGGCTCTCGGTACTCAACAGTTTGAAAGTGCGGCTCAGTTAGATAGAGTGCGTACGCTTGGAGATCTTGCTCGCACCCAAGCGGCAACTAAAGGTCAACTAGCTCTTAAGAAATTTGGAGCTAACCAAGCGCTTGCCGGGACCCGGATGTTTGCGTGATTAAGTCAACGATTGGTGACTCAACAACTGTTGGTACTTGGTTAAGTTCACTAGATAAGTCTCAGCAAGATGCTTTTAAGCATTATGCGAAGAATGCCGCGAGTGACATCGAGGCTTACCTTTATGCACGATTTTTAAAACCAAGCTACACAGGTTCGATTGCCGACCTAACAGCGTGGGTCCAGGAGAAATACCCCAAAGAAGATCTACGCAAGGTCTTACTCATTGAGATCGATTCTTTAAAAACCGATTTGCATAACGTAAGGCAGATGACCCTTACGGGGATGTTGGATTACGCCACTGCGGCTACAAAGATTGCAGTGCTGCAAAAAGAGATTCGATCACATATCCAAGCTGTTCGTCAGCTTACTGATGGTCTAGATCGACGCGGTTTGTTACTAGCCGGTGCTGATCGTTGTTTGCGTGAACTTTTAAATAGCTTTGAAGACGCCCCTACTATGTTTTCCCTGCTAGAAGACGCTTCCCTCGTCGTGTGGAGTACGATCGAGAAAGAAGAAAAGTCTTAAATTCTGCTGGGGTTGCGAAGGTAGACAAAAGCCTACCCTCTGACCCGTCTGGCTTCACAGAATATTAGAGGTGTTAGAAGACCTCTTATTCCACGGGCTCCAATAAGCTTAACACGTTAAGCACAGGAGTTCTAAATATACCCATGTAATAATCATTTACACCTAGTGACATAACTAAATCATCGCTCTCGTCGATAAAGCAACCGAAGGGCAGTATGCAGGCAGGTTGATTCGATACGTCGTTGCCTACTGAGTCTGTCCACGTCACAAGGTCATCGTTAGTAGAACCTACAAATAAAGGTTCTTTCATCATCCGTGTGATTTTTGTCAGTTCTTTATCTAAGGTATACGCACCTAGTGCATAAAGAAGATAGGGACGGCGGTCAGTTTCTCTGGCCATAAACTTCCAATGGAAAAATACAAGCCACTCGTCACCGACCAAAATAGGCGCTGTGGAGTTGAACGTAGGATGCTCACTAGTTACCTGTTTTAAACAGGTCGAGTCGATTACTTTATCCGCCTCGTTTGGCGTCTTGATAACGATGGGTTGCGTTGAGTAGAGAAGACGCAGGTTATTTTCATCAGAAAAGAAACACCAATTTTTCTCTGACTTACCTTCTTTGAAGTTATCTCCGATCGGAGGATAAAAACGATCTTCTAATTGACCGAACTCGTTAACGACACCAGTGCAAATCTTAGGTGTTTTAAGCATTCTGTGATTCGTGATATCCCATTTTGTCGCGTAAGTGCTTGTTACAAACTGACAGAGAAGACTATCGTCGGGAGAGATAAAAATTCTCGGATCTTCGTAACTCAATCGATGTTTTTTGTCGATCAGCTTTTTCGGTGCGACGATAGCGTCGTCCGCCAACAATTGTCCGACCCAGATGTCTGTAGGAGTGTTGTTGTAGTAGAAGTATTTCATATCATGCCTGAACACAAAATGCTCGGGCTGTGATCGCCACGCAATCAAAGTCGCGCCGCGATGGTTGATAACGCAAGGGCTGAAGTTGGCGAAACTATTCTCAGGTAAGCCAGAAACGATCTTTGTGAAAGTTCCCCCAATTTCGTAAGCCTGATCGAATACAGAAGGGAATCCTGATTTAGTAGGAGCGAAAGCCCTCTGAATCACATTGTTGTGATACGTGCGATAGCGGTGAAATTGTGTGCTCATTTGTTGAGTTCCTCCATAGCTTTGTTGAATCCTTCAGCGATGCGATCCCACCTGTATGAGGGGTTCTGGGTGACTTTGTAGCAGTCCTCAGCTACTTGGTTATAAAAAGTTTTATCTGAGTACAGTTTTGTTAGTTTTACGGCTACGTCATGAATATCTACGATGCCTCGTTCAACGCTCAGGTCCTTGTCGTAGATCCAAGCTGCGACGTCCGCCAGCAGAGCGCTGCCTTTCCAGATATCGATAAATGACGTGTGGTTTGGCAGGACTAACGGTTTTTTACAGGAGGCGTGTTCAAAGGGAACTAGACCCCAGCCTTCACCGTTTGCGGTGTTGATGCCCACGTCGCAAGCGTTATAGATCTTGTTTAAGAGTTCATCAGGCGGTGCATTCGTGTAGTCGATATTGCTTGTTGTCATGATCATACGATTATCTGACTTTAAGTTTTTTCGCCTCATTTCTGCATCGAAGATGGCCCGCACGTCCCATCCAAGATCTTTCTCGCTCATGTGCAGATAGAGGAGAGTGTCTGGCTTATCGACAGCAAACTCAACGAAAGCTTTAATCGTGAGATCGATCTGCTTGCGAGGTTGATTTCGGTTCGCATTGAGAACGATGAACTTATCTTCGGGGAGACGAAGCATCCGACGCGCTTCGTTTTGGTCTATCGGGAAGAACTTCCCTTGATCCAAGCCGTGGGGAATCACACCTAACAACTTCGGTTGCACGCCTTGAGCCATTAGGCGATGAGCCTGTTCGACTGAGAAGGTAACAGCGAAATCCCAGTCTTTGATATAGGCGAGCATAGAGCTCACGTAGTAAGCTGAGTCAACTGGGAAGTAAGCTATGAACTTGAACTTCAGCGAATCTTTTAAAAGATGAACTCGCTCCCACACCTGATTAACGACCCAGATGTCGTTTAAACAGATAATAAAATCCGGTTTTTCTGCCTCGACTACTTGAGGCAGTCGACCGATCCCGAAACGATCAGAGGGATTGTGAGTACCTGCTGGGTAAATCCTGAACGGAAGCCCGTGGGGATCGCCAGTGTAATTAATACCGTAAGCCACTATTTCGTGTGTGCGGCCTAGGTGCTCTAAAATACTGTGTGTAACTCTAGCAAAACCGGTGTTAGAGAGAATGTCGCCGTACCAAAGAATTTTTGCCATTTGGCAGTAGAATCTTGCTAACAGTATACAGACACTTTTTTAAAACAAATGCCAAGCAGAGAGACATTTGCATATCGCCGTGCACTTAAATTGCGTGCTGCTAAAGCAGTTGATTCTGAGAGCTCTACTATAGATAATATCTTTATGAGAGCTGCTGATGATTTTCATACGTTCTGTACAATTATGGATAAAGCCCCAGCAGCTCATATGCTGGAGTGGCACAAGCATCTGATAACGGGAGATAGTAATCGTTATTTAATCGATATCGCGGGACCAAACCTTGATATTCTGGCTCCACGAGGTAGTGCTAAAAGTACTGTGCTTAATATGTTTACGGCTTGGATCATAGGTAGGCATACGACAGCAGGCTTACCGCTTCAAATTATTTACTGTTCTTACAACATCGCCACAGCTATCCCCAAAAGCCGAATCATTAAACAGATTATCGATTCGTCTACCTACAAAAAGATTTTTCCGAAGGTGCAGCTTCGGTCGGGTATGCAGTCGGATATCGGCTGGAGTATCGATTTTGATTACGCCGGAATCAGCCGTGTGGGCGATGAAGAATTCACCCTAAGGGCGGCAGGACTTCGAGGCTCTATCACCTCTAAGCGTGCACACCTTGTGATTGTAGATGACCCTATCAAGTCTAGTACGGATATTAAAAACCCTACTATTAGAGAGGAGATGAACAACAACTGGAGCTCCGTTATTGCTCCGATTATTTTTGAAGGTGGTCGGGCTATCTGTCTGGGTACTCGTTTCCACCCTTTAGATATCCATAAGACGATGTTTGTTCCTGATAAAGGGTGGAAACAAGTACAGCAGGAAGCTCTTACTTATGACGACGATAGCGAACCCGTTAGCTATTGGCCTGAGCAGTGGAGCGTTGACTACTTATTAGGTCAGAAAGAGCTTGACCCTGTTGCTTTTGCGTTCCAGTACCAGCAACAACCGGTTATGACATCGGATCTGGTTCTTTCTCCAGATCTACTAGTTAAAGGCGATGTTGTAACTGAGTTTGACAGCTTGGCCGTGGGCGTCGATTTGTCCGCCAGTAAGAACGAAACGTCTGACTACACAGCTTTTGTTTTAGGAGGCAGATTAAAAGATAAGTACTACATCATTGACGCTCACCAGGTGCGTTCTATTGGTAACCTTGAAAAGATAGATCTACTATGTAAGATGCTGGTTGAGTGGGGCATCCTGCAGGAAGATAACGATGGCAAATACTTCCCTACATACTCCACTTGTACTTTGGTTGTTGAATCTGTTGCTTATCAAGCTTCACTCGCGGCAGACCTCAGGCGAGTAATGTTGAACGAGTGGGGTTTGGGCAACCTCCATATCCACGAGGTTAAAGGTTTTAGAGGGGATAAGGTTTCACGCTTTAGGGGCACACTAGGTCTGCTGGAGAATAAGAAAGTTATCTTTAATCGTTTTCGTAAATTTGATGTCTTGTTTGATCAGCTTATTAATATTGGTGCTACTTCTCATGATGACTTACTAGATGCCTACACGCACCTGGTGTGTTATCTGCAGCGGCGCGGTAACTTCGAGATGGAGTTCTAATGAACGACTATAAATTTCTCATTATTGTCACAGCACACGATCCACTTTCGCGGTTCGATGCACTACTGAAAACGCTCCACGGATACGAAGAGATACCTGGTGTTAAAGATGTTTTTATCTATATAGACGCAGAGCACGAGGGTGACAAATCCGAGTTAGTGGATCTGCTGGAACCTAACGTAAGTTTTAACAACTTGAGCATTGTTGTTGCGTCTGCTGAGTGGGAGGGTTTTTCTCTTACGTGGGCTCATAAAGGGTTGCTTCGAGAAGCTGTAATCAACAAATACTACGACTTCTATGTGTATACAGAGAATGATATGGTCTTTAATAGTGAAAACTTTATCTATTGGTTTTTATATAAAGATAAGCTCAAGAAGTTAAACCTAGAGCCTGGTTTTTGTAGATATGAGTCTTACAAATCAAAAATGGTTCCTTTTGACAACCATCGGGTATGGAAACTAAACAGGTTAACTGAAAGTGTTTGGGGGGACCGCCCTTATAAAGTTGCTACTTATCTCGCCCCTCGCGACGACTGGTTTATTGGTTTCGTGTCTCTTGGCAATCCCTATATGGGAATGATGATTCTTGATCAGGAAATGGCAGAGCGTTACATAATATCTACAAGCTTTGATCCTGTAAGAAGTTTTGAGCTAACTCAGTTTCGTTGCTGGCCGCTAGCTGACCGCAGTTCTATGGGACTTGCTTTTGAAAAACCGTCTGCAGGAGGGGAGCACCGCCGCGTAATACCTGTGGTTAAAGCGGGCAATAAGGTACACATAGCCCCGTGCGGTTTAGTTGAGCACTGCGATACTAAGTACAGTAAGTGCCTGGAAAAAGAAGGTAGTGTCTTGGATTTATCGGAAATGTTTGATGTTTACTAGTCCTACTTAGTTGACGAACTTTAAATTCGTCTAGGGGTTGCGGTTATACTGGTGTGATAGAGACTGGTTTCGGCTAAGCGTTCCGGCTTTTTACTATGACTGCAACTCCTAGCGCATCCGATAAGCAACGTTTTGATGTGCTGCGCAAGGCCGGTACTCTATTCGGTCTTGATCTTAGTGGGTTGTTTGAGGAAGGGGAAGGAGAAGCTACTAGTTTCGGCGGTTTAGTGCCTTCGTTTGAAGTTACTAGTTTTTTAAAGGGTCGTAGCCCTGGGACTTTGACGTATGAAACACCGAAAACTCCTGCGCAGGAAACAACTTTTAGCTTGACTGCTCCCACGGAAGTACTACCCACACCTAGTGCTGCTCCGCAACCAGCTCCCCTTGGTGGCGGTCAAAACATAACAATCAATATGCCTCGTTTTGAGCCTGAGCAAGAGGCCAAGAAGACGTATAACGTTGATGTATCTAAGGGCCAGAGTTCTACCTTATTTGGTCATCAAGATTATTTCAGGAATCTTGAAGCTGGAGTACCGAAAGAATATCTGAAAGATTGGATTACTCAAAATACTGGATTACTAGGTGAGGGTAATAAGCCTGGCAAAGGTGGTCTTTACGATGAGATGATGGCTGGTGATGTTAAATTCCCTGGCTTCCTCCCGTCGTCTGCTGCCACTGTGGGTGAGGGTGGAGCTACTCAACCGACGCAAACTACTACCACTACAGATACTACTTCTACGCCTGGTACCACTGAGCCAACTGTTCGTTTAGCAGGTCAGAAAGTTAAAGCACTTGCTGGCGCTGGCCCTGTGCTCAGTAAGAAAGAAGCTGAGAGCATCGCCAAATCTCAAGGGCGTAGTGTTGCGCAAGTGATGGCGAGTGCACAGAATAAAAATGTTGCGATGGGAGCTGGTTTAGTTAACGCCTTCACGAGTGGAAAAATCTCCGCCACTCCGTTTAGCGCAGCTGCAAAAGCACTGGCTCCTATGCAAGGTTTAAGACTCAATCAGGGGTCAGCTTACGCAGGTTTTAGTACTACCACTAAGCCCGCGACTCCTTCAACTAAAGATCAAGGAGGTCAGCCTGCAATAACTACCACTAGTCCGATTGTTGTTCCTCGGAGTGTTTTATCCGGCGGCGGCCAGGGTGGCGGTGGAGGCGGCCAAGGTGGTGGTCAAGGTGGCGGCCAAGGTGGTGGTCAAGGTGGCGGCCAAGGTGGTGGTCAAGGTGGCGGCCAAGGTGGTGGTCAAGGTGGCGGCAAAGGTGGTGGCGGCAAAGGTGGTGGCGGTAAAAATAAATAATCAGTTTCTACCGATAAGTCACCGTAAACTGCTGTACCTCTAGGTCTTACCTATGATGCAATCAAGCAGTTTTGATCGATCTAACACAGACCCACAGTTCATCACTGTGGACTCTGCTGCTGATCCTGTTAACCATCCCCATCACTACACTCACGGAACAATCGAGACCATCGATTACATGGAGTCGTGCCTGACGGAGGAAGAAATTCGCGGTGGTTATAAATTAAACGTTCTGAAGTATGTGTCTCGTGAGAGACATAAGAACGGATTGGAAGACCTAAAAAAAGCTCGGTGGTACTTGGACAGACTGATTAATTATCTAGAGAAAAACGAGCAGCCACGTTAAACTAGAACAAAATAATCTTTTCGAATGGATATCCGCGCTTTCGGATCTGTATACGGACAATCTGCTGCGTTGCCTTACGCGAGTGGATTTGGTTGGGCTCCTGCTCAAGGTCGTAAAAACTTTGCTACCTGTCGTGCTATCTACATCGAGGGTAAGGCAACCTCAAGCAAAGATTATTTGACTGTTGAGCTTTCTGATGCTCCAGGCCAGCACGCCACAGCAGTTAACTTAGAAGGCAACACTTTAATACCACTAGCCTGTACTGCTATGATTAGCGGTAGTGTTAACGGCGTTTTTGTTCTTTTCTGATGGACCCTTACGCACGAGCTGGTTTTGGTTTTGCTAAAGCATACCAAATGAATATGCAGGCTGCTGATGCGCAGCGGCAAGCTAATGCACCTTCTTCAAGCGCATTTGCTCAGATTTTAAATGACGAGGAGACTGACTATAACTACTCGCCTCAGCCACAGGCACCTGCTCCTCCATCTGAGCAGTACACTGGAATGGAGCCTGACGGCGGCAGCATTTTAGAGCAGAGCAACGGCAACTCTTTAATGCGTGCTAAACACAAGGTTGCGAAGTACCTGCAGGAGCGAGACTGAGCTACCATATTGCTAGCTCCGTAAACTCTAGTGCTTATTGACGCTTTCCCCTATTTCAACGAGCGGGAAATTCTTGAGTTACGAATTAAGACATTAGAAGATCACGTTGACGGCTTCTTGATCACCGATGCAAATAGAACGCATCGTGGGGAAGAGAAGCCTTTTACTTGCTTAGACACCATTCGTGAGCTCGGCCTCAACGAAGATAAAATTCAGGTGCTTCATGTTGAGCTTCCTTCCTGTCAGGAAGCCCCTGATCCTTGGATTAGAGAGCGGGGTCAGCGTGACGCTCTAGGCGTCGGCCTCCACATGATGCCTGACGACACTGTTTTTATATGTTCTGATTGCGACGAGATAGCTAACCCTAAGAAGTTTCCCGAGTTATTGGAAGCAGTGAAAAATAATACGGATAAAATAGTGCGTTTGAGTATGTCTATGCACTACGGCCGAGCTGATCGTCAGCTCGTCTCCCCAGAAGGAGAGCTGTTTGATTGGCGCTGTGGCGTTGTAAGCACTGTTAAGCAGTTAAAGGAGTTAGGTACGTTATCTTCTATGCGTGCTAGTCAAAATAATCTTTATTTCGGTAATCGCGATGCGGGTTGGCACTTAAGCTGGATGGGTGATTCCGATAAACGCCGTACAAAGCTGCGGTCTATAGCTGAGTATTATATTTGGGATAAACCAGAGGTTCAGAAGTTATGTGATGAGTTTGAGCCTAGTGAGGGTAGTACAGATATGTTGGGTCGTGAGGATCATTTGATTACCTACTATTCCATCGGAGATTTACCCGAGGAAGCGGTTAAACTGGAAAGAGTCAAAAACTATCTTCTTCCCGATGGCGAATAACATGCCTGCGGAACTTCTGAAGAAGTTCGCAGCCGATAGGGAAGCTAAAAAAGCTCCCAGTGGCCAAGAAGTTACCGGTGGTTCCGCCACGCGTAAGCGAGCTGTGGCTAAAGCCCGTAAGGCAAAGGAAGGCGCTTTCCGTAAATGATCCTTTTTGGGTCACCCTATTTGTGCGTATAAATGGCTAGCTCGACCGAAACACGAAAAAGATTTACTGAAATCTTAGAAGCCTCGCGCACTCAAGATCGAAGCAACCAAGCTTCGACGATGGTTGTTTTAAGCCATCTTCAGCAGATGACTCTGCTGATGATTAAGAAAGGTTTAGCTTTTTATTGTGATCAGGATACGTTTAAAAGCCGTACACGGTTTTTAGAAGACGTAATTACGTTAAATAAGTTAGATATTCGTTTTCCTGCGATTATTCGTAACTTCTTAATTGACGGTTGCGGCCTGTTTTACTTTCGACCGGACCCGAAGCTTAAATATCAGATCTACTTCTTTAATAAAAACCAATATCGTGTCTATCACGACGTTAACGGCAACGTAGAAGAAGTCATTATTGTTTATAGCTATAAGGTAAAGAACGCGAACTTAGGCTTACCTAGTAACTCGTATGGGCAAAATAAGCGTTATGTGCGTTTAACGATTACCGCAGACGAAATTAGTGAAGTTGAGACTGATACTGAGCTCAGTTTTGACTTAGAACCTGGTGCTGTACTTACTCCAGCTAAGAAAAGACCTAATAATCTTGGGTTTATCCCCGCTGTTGAGGTATTAAACAAGCCAAACGCGAGTGGTACTGAAGGTGAAGGCGAATTTGATCCTTTTATGGAACAAATTTGCTTACACGATGAGCTGACACGCAATATTGCCAAGAATATTGAGTTTTTCGGCAATCCGACGCTGATTAGTTCACGTCCACGGAGTGATCTGGTCGAAGCTAGTGACGCTCAGAGCACTTTTCGACCCACAATCAGCAGCCAGAGTGGTTTTGCTGGTGTCGATAGCCCCTCGACTCGTGTAAGTGAGCCTTTTGGCTCGAGCATGGGCGGTGGTTTGCGTGTTCCGCGTATTATCGCGAACGTTGAACCCTCCGACCGAGTCGGTTACATGACACCGGACCCCGTTAACGGGGATATGAACCGGTACGCACTTCTTTTGCGCGAAGAAATCCGTACTGCTTTAGGCGGCGTGGACGAAATCTCGATTTCCGCTGGCGCTACCGCTACGGAAATTAAAGGTTTGATGGGCAGGGCCCAAGCCACGGCTCTTCGGAAGAATAAGAGCTTCCTTGCGTATGGTTTTAATCGTCTCCTAGAGATGATGATCTACCACCAAGAGATTATTTTCCGTGAGTCTTTTATCGCGGCTGCTGGGATCAAAGAACCAAAGCCGCCGAAAGAAGAAACAGAAGAGAATATTGAGAAATATCAAAACGCGCTGTCTAAGTTCGAGTCAAAAGTTACTCAGACTATTCAACTAGCTCTACAGGAAAATAAGGTTCCTCCTGGAGTTATCGGACTCCCTGAAGACGGAGATCGGACAGTGACGTACCGATATCAAGGCGATGTTTACGAAGACACCGCTTACGATATAAACCAGAAGTCCATCGTTGTCCGTAACTTGCAAGAGCTTGGTGTGGACAGCATCGAAGCTCTTAAATTCCTTTTTCCTGAAAAAACTGACTCTGAGCGAGCTGAAATGTTGAAGGGTTTCCCCTTCCGCATGGTGCAACAGACACAATCAGCAATGCAACAATTTCTGGTATTATTAAGCCAGATGTTGCAGTCGCCGCATCCACTTGCGCCTAATCAGCCACTTGCGGCTGATCCTAGACTGAACATAACTCCGCTCCTTTACAGGACATTCGACCACCTCGCGGAAGAACTAACTTACTCGGGTAGCTATGAGCCAGCAGATCCAAGCTTCGATCCCGAGCCCGGTCTCCCCGGCGGTAGCCCCGGCGGCAACTTCGGACCAGGGCTCAACCGCCTACCCGCAGTGGGTGGCGCAAACCTCTACCCCGGCGGTAGCTTCGGTACCTACAGCCCAACCGCCGTCGCAGGTGGCACCGGCTACGGGCCCTTCTACCAACAGCCAGTACAACCAGTTAACGTCTCAATCCTCCCCCAGCAATCCCTGGGAGGCAGCGATGGGTACCCTGGAACGGGTGCTGTCGCAGGTGAACTCTCAGTCCCCCAGCCAGGTTCAACAGTCGCCTTACCAGGCAACTCCGCAACTGGCTACTCAACTGAGCAGTCAGAATTTACAGGCCCAACCCTGGGCTTACCAGGAACAGCAGGCAGCGCAGACCTGGCCTACCAGCGTCTCACAGACCCAAACTTCCTCGCAAACTTCTACGGCCCCGCAAACGAGCGTAAGCCCCGTAACCGCCGAGGTCGTTAGTCACTTTGGTATTGAGGCTCCTGGTATCCTCAATCAGTACGCTTGTTCCCTGGAAGATCTTCTGGTGGAGCAAGCTCAGCAAATGGATGTTCTTTCTGCTCGCCACGATGCGATGCAGACTATCCTGACTGACCCCAATCACCTGGCTAACTACACTGATCGCTACTTCACTGAAGTTGTCCCCGTGGACATCGATGGTGATAACTCCTACGGCTATCAGCAGCAAGCCGAGGCTTACCAACCTCGCTACGACATGCCCGCTCCCCCCGCTGGTGCCGGCGGTTCAACGGTTGGTGCACAGCCTGAGCAACAGTGGAATCAGTTCAGCGAAGTCATGAACCGCAGCCCAGAGAACGCCTGGCGTTATCTGAGTCAGATGGGTCCTGAAGCTCTTCGTAGCAAACTTCTCTTTATGGATCCTGCTTGATAGACTAAAAAAGTCAAGGTTCCCACTAAGCCCTCAGAAATGAGGGCTTTTTTCTTGCTAATCTTTAACCACAAGGATTATCGTCATGCGGACTCTTACCGACCCTCGTCGCAAAACTCCTGTTGAGTCTAAAAAAGAAGAAGTTTCTACTCCGGTAGAGCAAGAGTCTTCGCCTGCTCTTGTCGAGAATTCAGAAACTTTTGATGAGTCGATTGTTATTAGCTGATTTCATCGTCGCTCTTACCCACCCTTCTTTCTAGTTCCTTTTCCGCGAGACGTTCGGCAGCGGCCAATATCCGGATGCCGGCGTATCCGATTATGAAAGAAATGGCTATGGATTCGTTTTTTGTGAGTTTAAACCGTTCTTCTATAGCAGGGCTTACAAAAGTAGCAAGCATCCAGCCGACTAAAGAAGCTTTTATTAAATAAGGAATTACTTTTTTGATGCCCCGTGGGTGCGTCAAACTTTCAGTAATTGATCCTGAGAAACAGGCTATAGAGGCTTCGGGGTCTTCGAAAAACATTGTCAGGGCTTTCTCTATGTGCGACGACATTCGCCCTGCTAAAAGCTCTTAAATATTTTAGACCAAGTAAAATTAAATTATTCGGAGTGTCATCATGGTGTATACGCCGCAGACTAATTGGAAATATGACAAGAGTTTGTACCACCCTATTCAATCTGGTCCGCAACGTACGGGTGACGATCTTGATTTAACCGATACTTACTTGGTTGTATCTAGTGGGTATGTTACGCCTTTAGGCTTTACTCAAACTTGGTACGGGGTTAATGATCAAGGGGCTGATTTTGGGCGTATCCCTGTAGGTCCCCCGAACCTGAGTGGTTACTTCACTACTGAGTGGAGAGCCGTTCCTCCTGCCGTATCTGGTTATTGGACAAACTACGAGAATACGCTTCCTCACGCTTCTGGGCTTTTAGACACTTACGTTGGTTTCAGGGCGCAGGGTTTATACAGCACTGCTAACGCAACTGTTCAAACCGCTTTCGGACCACGGCCAGGTCTCAGGAACTTTGGCACGCATACTTGGTACGGCGAGCAGATACCGGACAACCAGCTTTATAGCCCGTTCCAGACACCAGGTTCGAACGACAACACGATTGACGGAGGCGGTATCACCGGTGGTGGAGTTACCCACCCCACAAATCAATCACCCACTTTGACAAACCCCACGAACGATACCTCCGGGTCTCGTGCTGCTTGGGTTTATCACTATCCCGTCTACTGCCAGTCTCTTACTGAAACAAGGTATACGGGCGTCCCTGGCCAGATGGGTTCGCCGGCTCGCAATAGTTACAGGGGTAAATCGTTGCGTTACGCTCCGAATTACGGATCTGTATATGGTGTGCTTGGTGAAGGTGTGCGTAATATGGTGCGTACGTTTAGTCCTGGGACTAAGATTTAAACATGCGTCCAGGTCCGTCGCTGCAAGATATTGTTTATCGACTGCCTGGACGTATTTAATTCTTGTCCTATTAAAGGCGCTTTGTAGTACTTAGGGTTTGCTCCTTCTGCTAGCGCTCGTAGGCAAAGCACTTGTTCTTCGGTCAGCTTGGCCTTAGCATTCTTCTCGCCTCTAAGTGCCTCGGAAGAGTTTTCTGATCGTGGTTTCCACGAGACATTTCCAGGCTCATAGTTTCCTTTATCTCTGTGCCTAGATAGAGATGTTCCTTCTGGTGCTTCTCCCATGTCTTCGAGAAAGTTTTCAAACGAACTCCACCATCTTTCGCACACAGTTACACCTTTACCTAGGTAATATTTTGACTCTTTAGTACTTGCGTTAGAGCAGCGATCTTTCATGTCTGCCCACGCTTTATATGTCTTAGACCGCGATAGACCGGTTTTCTTATTGAACCTCACCATAAACCGCTAAGAGTGCGACAGCAGACAGTTTACAGGGCTTTTGGAGTTGTATAGTTAAGAGGTAGTTTTTTCGGAGATAAGCGTTGTTTATCGACAACGACTTCCCGAAGATTCTTGGTGCTGAACTGTACCGTCCTCACCCCGCATACATCGTTGAGATGGCTGCGGAGCCTGTGGTTGTTCACGATTTTTCGAAGCAACCCGGCCAGACTGTACAGCTTGACCGTTACCGCTTCTTCGGTAACCCCGGCTCCAAAGAATCTCGCGAGCGTACTGCTGAGCAGACCATCGGTACTGCTAACAGCCGCAATATCGTGAAGGATAAGGTGCTCGTGACGCTTCGCGAGTACACCGGTCCTGCTGACCCGAGTGATCCCACTCAGCCCAGCACCTTCAAGATTGCGCGTGAGACCCTGATCACTGCCCAGCGCCTTCTGCTGGACACTGGCAATCTCACCACCTTCCACCAATCCATCGGTAGCCTGACGCTGCTCGACGACTATCGTCGTTGGCGCGACCGGGTGTTCATCAATGAACTCCTGAAGGCTGTCTCCAAAGGTCAAGCTTCTGATACCCAAGGCGGTTATTACTTCCCTGGTGATCTCGCCACTGGCGCTCTGACCTACACCAACGCCGAACAAGCTAAGTTCGACGTTAAGGATGACCTGCTGCGCGTGGTGAAGAGCCTGCGTAAGCGGAACACTCCTACCTTCCAGGACGGTTTCTATCGCTGCGTTTGCGATCCGACCTTCCTGATGCACCTTCGTCAGAACAGCGACTTCCGCGAGGTTGCTCGTTATCCTGGCAACGGTCAAATCAACCCCCTCATGTCCGGGATGCAGCCCAACGCTGCTCTGTACATGGGTCAAGGCTTCGGCCAAGCCACCTTCGTGGCTGGCGAGCCGATCATGCCCACGGGCTTTGTGTTTGAAGGCGTGCGCTTCTTCGAAAGCACCAACATGCCTACTCAAACCCAGAACGCGACCATCGCATCTTCTACCAAGGCTTACAACGCAGCCGTTGGTATCTTCTTTGGTCCTCAGGCCGTTGGTGTTGGCATCGGTGGCAACAATGCCCAGGTGCTCCTCAACAACAACGACGACTTCAGCCGTTTCATCATGATGATTTGGAGCCTGTACGCAGGTTTCGAACTTCTGAACGCTGACTTCGTCACCGTTGGTTACTCTTTCGACGCTTGAGGAGGTAACTAACAATGACGATCAACCCTAACCAGATCTCGGTTGCCAAGATTTATCCTGGTAACTACACCAACGTTCTTCGTTACTGGCACGAAGAAAAAACCATTCAGTTCGAGAACGCCAATGGTGTTCAAACGAGCTACACCAACCAGCCTGTTGGTGGCCCCGTGGGCGTGGTTTTTCGTCCCGGTTGGATTGCTCAGCAAGCCATCGGTTACGTTGACCTGAGCTATCAGGCTCTTGGTACCAATAACCAGCTGGATTATTACACCCAGCCTTATGGTTCCGGTCAGAACGGGGCTAACCAGCCCTTCCTGAACGCAAACGTCATCATCCCGTCCCCCGATTTCCACAAGGATGTCCGGGCCGATATCACCAATGGCATTACCGTGCCTTCTGGTGCTTTCGTGTACCGCACTTCTCTGCGTGTGGACGGCGGCGATGTGGTGAGCTCCGGCGTTGCCGGCGGCGCTGCCGCACCTCAGCTGACTCTGATCCCCGCCGTGGGCCAGGGTCTGCGCAACACCACCACCGTGGTTTCCGGCCAGTTCGGTACTTCCGTCACCGGTTCGGACAGCCGCATCGCTAATGGCAGTGTTGCCTCCACTAACATCATCAACTCGAGCAGCCTGTCTGCTCTGACTGCTGATACTCAGTGGAAACTGTTCACCACCACCAACCTGGGCGGCGCTGCTGCTTCTGGTCTGGCTCAAGGTTCGGGTATCTATGATCCCCGTGCTGGTGCTGGCAAACTGTCTGGCAAGAACAAAGCTCTTGCTATCTGTGAAGTGTGCTGGATTGTTGCTGATCAGCCGCCCGAGCGTTCTGATCTGGCTCTGCAGCCCGCAGGTGTCATCGAATCTCAGATCTACACCTCGACCTCGCCGACCTGATATAGTCAGATCGCGAAACCAGGGGGCCCCTTCTTCGGAAGGGGTTTTTTTTGTCTTTATTCGCTGTTCTTAATTAAGTTTTTACAGTATTTAACGCATTCCGCTGCCAGAGTTAATAAAGCACACCGTATTTATCCAAGTTATGGACGATCGGGAGCTTTCGGATCTTAAGTTAGAACGCAAAGAGTGCCCCAGATGTGGTGCCACGTGGCTTAACGGGGTCCACCACTGGAAAACGGGCTACAGAGGCAATGAATTAGATCTGGCAGGGTTGGTCTGCAATCGTGTTTCTGATCCTCAGTGCATAAATCCAAAAAAAGGATGCACTGGAGGTGACACTTGGGAGAAACGAGCAGAATTTTTGGGTAACTTCGAGAAAGACCTTAAGCGTATGCGTGAGGAGTGAGCTAATCTGCCCTAAACTACTGCTCACATACTGACTTTTTCAGATGTCCGCCAAAGTTTATAGGCCCAGTGGGGTGAAGATCGACGTAATCTCCACTCATGATGATGGTGAGTACTTCATGGTGCGTTCGAGCACCACGGGTAAGGTCTTTTTTGCTCATAAAGATCAAGTTGATGAGTTTAAGGAAGATCTGGACCCAAAGCCTGCAGGTAATACGGTTCAGACACGCCGTGGACGCCGTACGGTTAAAAAAGATGGTGATGAAGTTGCTGTAGTTAAGCCGCTTCCTCCTGTCGACAACCGTATTAACCTGAATAATTTGACTCCTGAAGGATTAACTCAGTGCTTGCCTGGGGTTGGGCTTAAGACAGCCAAAGAAATTGTCGAATTACGTCAATCTCTTCCTGGCGAGCGTTTTACTAAGCTCGAGCAGTTGGAAAGCATTAAACGAGTCGAATGGTCTGAAGTTTTTGCTACTGGGGTTGTGTACGTAGAATAGAGAAATGTAAGGGTTTCTAGTTGTGGCGCAGCTAAGCCAGAATGAGTTAGAGCAGATTCAGTCTTATCTGGCTCAGCAAGGTGTTGTCTTTCAACCGACAACTACTGATGCCGCTAAGCGAGAAGTAATCTACTCAGCTGTTAATCAGCTAACTAGAAACCCTGCGCAGGTATTTGGGTACGCTTTAGACGACTTTAACTTTAGTCGTGTTGCGTATCACTTAGGTTACAACATTGCTACTGTACCTGCCGGAGATTATGCCAGGTTACTAGAGGCTTGCAATAGCGTTCCTAGTGAGTTTTATTTTGATAAGATTGTTCAGCAGGTTGAGCGCTGTGAAGAGGCTGAGCGTTTAACTGAGCTAGCGACAGGACGTGCCACGAGCCGCCAAGAAACAATTCTTGGTGATGTGTCTCGTTCGATCAACATTCAAGACAAGAGGGAAACAGCACGGATCTGGCGGGAGAACTATCAGTTTGAGTGCGAGCGCTTAGCTCACATGCTCTACGTGCCTAACTATCGTGACCCCGTGGCAGCACGTTACCGCTTTGAGAGAAGTGGCGGCGAGTTCATACAAGCTATTCCTGGTCCTCCTGACGTTTCACGCGCAGACCGACTCTACTTTTATGCTAATTGGCGCTAAACTGTGACTTAAGAATCATCAGTTCTAGCGGGCGTTTAAATTATGTCCTTACTCGGTAAGTTGGCCAAGCTTGGTCTTCGGTCCGCTCAGGATGTTGCAGAACGGGTTATGCCTCTTGTTCTGCAGACTGGTGATCGTGTCTTGGTGGAGAACACCACAAAGGCTCTCCGAAACATGGGTGCCAACGTACCGAGCCAACCTGGTGCTGGCCTACTTGGGACATTAGACGTTAAAACTTCTCGTCAATTAGGACAAGCACCAAAGCCTACTTTTGGCCCTGGTTCAGGTAATCCTGTTCCACCTGCCGGAGCGCGTCCCACTAATACTCTTATTCCTCAGTCTTTCCAAGGCCCACGCCCCCACGGTGGCGAGCTTGCTACCACTCGATCTTCGGCTCCTAGCCCAGTCACCCGCACGCAGTTTACTGAAGATCTAATCAGTCAGCCTGTTATGCAGGGTGCCTCGCGTCCTCCGATGCAGGGACCTTCTATGACGGGTACTCCTGTCCAGGGTCGACTGGATCTGCGTTTCCCTCCTGGAGCACGTTCGACTACTGGATTCACCACGGCTAAAGGCGCCCTGCGTCCGGAAGGTACTCCGATTGGTGGTCAACCCTATCGTGGCGGCCCTGTTGCTTCTCAAGCAAACTTAGAAGTCTTTAATCCCCCCGCTTTACAAGGTCCTGGCCGTGCTCCGATGCAAGGACCTGCGGAAGGTGAGGCGATGCAAGGTTCTTTTTTCCTTGATAACGCTCCTGACATTTGGAGCGGTAGCTTCCGGCTGCGCCCAGAACTAATCCAGCAACTTCCTAAAGAAGTGCAAGAGCGCATTGGCACTACGATGATGCGCGAAACAGCCGATTTAGGTCCTGTTGCACCACGTCCTGCTTTCGGTGCTGACGCAGGTCCGGCTCCTGTGGACCCCGCTGTCGCTGCAGCATTTGCACGCAACGCTGCTAGCGGTGCAGAACTAGTTGATTTAGGTGTTCTCTTAAATAATCCTGCTCTCCGTGCTGCTACTGGTGCAGCTGGTTTGGGTCTCTTCGGTGCCGGCATTGCGGGTATGTCGATGGGTGGTAATCGCACTGGTGAAACAACGGCTGGAGCGCCTCCCGAGCTTCCCCTGCCTCCCTCGTTGAACGCGCCACTATTCGCTGAGTCGGATGGAACTCCCCTTGGCGGTGGAACTCCTGCTGCCGCACCTCCGAATCCTCCCGCTCCTGGAAATATTGATCCCACAGCCCCGGCACCTGTTGTTACGACTGGCGGTTTAGAGCGCGAGAGCGCCATGCGTGCTG